CACGACGAGCACGTCTGGAAGCTGCCGCGGAGTGCGGTCAGCCCCGCGCAGATGCTGCGCGGCGGGCAGGTGATCTGCGGACGGAACGACACCCGGCTCTGGCTCAACGCCAGCATGAAGGCGGCCGCGGGCTTTCCCGACATCTATCCGGCGGGGCGGTCGGAAAAGATCATCTGCCTCAGGAACCGCCACGACCTCGGCCTGGTGAACGGCATGTTCGTCAGCCTCTCCGGGATCGAGGACGAGGACGAGCTCAGCTTCCGCGCCAGCGTCACCACCGAGGACGGCGTCGCCATCGCCGGGCGGCATCGCTTCTACAAGGGGCACTATGACGACCATGTGCGGCGCGATCCCGAGCGCGAGCGCCGCGACTGGCGCGCGCTGCGCGGCCTGATCGAGACCTCCTGGGGCTACGCCATCACCTGCCACAAGGCGCAGGGCAGCCAGTGGGAGAACGTGATCGTCTACGACGACCGTCTCTCGCGCACGCCCGAGGACCGGGCCCGCTGGCTCTACACCGCGATCACGCGCGCCGAGCGCGGGCTGGTGATCCTTGATTGACCTGAATGACGCGACGGTCGCGCCTTCCCGCTACGACCTCGAGGCCATCGTCCAGCGCCTGCGCGACACCGCCCATGCCTGGGTGCCGGGGCTCTTCCCCAACGGCCGGCGCCAGGGCGACGAATGGCGGCTGGCCAACATCCAGGGCGATCCGCCGCGCCGCTCCGGCTCCTGCGTGATCATGCTGCGCGGCGAGCATGCCGGCGACTGGCACGACTTCGATGGTGATGAGGGCGGCGGGCCGCTGTCCACGCTCGCGCACGGCACCGGCCTCGCCGACCGGGCGCTGTTCGCGCGGGCGGCCGAGATGACCGGCTGGACGGGCGAAGGCCCGGCGCGCCTGGAACCACCGCCGGCACCGAAGCCGGAGCGCGACGCCGCCCGCGACATCGCCTTCATCCTGGAGCACGCGCAGCCGATCCAGGGCACGGCGGCGGAGCGCTACCTGCAGGGCCGCGGCCTCGCCGTGCCGGACGGCGCGGATCTGCTGTTCCATCCCGACCTCGCGCATTTCGAGACCCGCGCCGGCTATCCGGCGATGGTCGGGCTGGTGCGCAACCGCGCCGGCGAGGTGGTGGCGGTGCATCGCACCTACCTCCGGGAGGACGGTGGGACCGTCCGCAAGGCCGATATCCCGAAGCCGCGCATGGTGCTCGGCCGGAGCGGCGGCGGCACGGTGCGCCTCGCCCCGATCGGCCCGGCCGGCGTGCTCGGGCTCTGCGAGGGCATCGAGACCGGCCTCGCCGCCATGCTGGCCTGCCCCGGCCTGCCGGTCTGGGCGGCGCTCTCCACCAGCGGCCTCGAGCAGGCGCACCTGCCGCCGGAGGCGCGGAGCGTGGTCATCCTCGCCGACCACGACGCCTCCGGCGCCGGGCTCCGCGCCGCCGAAGCCGCCGCCGCCAAGCTCCGCCTCGAGGGCAGGCAGGTCGCGATCGCGCTGCCTCCGACCCTGGGCGACGACTTCAACGACATGCTGTTGCGCGAGGGGCCGGGGCCGATCGCGGCGCTGGTCGATGCGGCGATGCGGCAGCCCAGCAGCGCCGACGTTGCGCCCGAGGAGCCGGAAACCGGCCGCCACCTGCCCATCGGCTTCGTGGAGCCAGCGCATCCGCTGCCGACCGTTCGCGCCGACGAGGGCAATCTCGACCGCGCCACCGCCCGTGCCTGGGGTCTCGTGCTGTCGGCGAACCGCTCGCCCTGGCTGTTCCGGCTCGGTGGCGAGCCGTCCTGGGTCGTGCCCGACGATGACGGCCGCCCCGTCGCGGTCACCGTGCGCGAGGAGCGCCTGCGGCACATGCTGGCGAAGCTCGCCGACTGGCGAAGGCTCAACGCCAAGGGCGACCTGGTCCCGGCACCGCCGCCCACCGGCCTGGTGAAGTCCCTCGTCGCCACCCCTGATCCGGCGCTGCCGGTGCTGGCGGGGATCGTCACGGCGCCGGTGTTCGGCCGGGCCGGCACGCTGCTGACCGAGCCTGGCTACCATCCCGACGCGCGGCTGCTCTACCGACCGCCGCCGGGATTCGTGCTGCCGCCGGTGCCGGACCGGCCGACGGCGGCCGAGATCGCTGCCGCGCGCAGCCTCCTGCTCGGCGAGCTGCTCGGCGACTTCCCCTTCACCGGAGAGGCCGAGCGTGCCCACGCCCTCGCCCTGCTGCTGCTCGGCTTCGTGCGGCCGATGATCGACGGGCCGACGCCGCTGCACATGATCGAGAAGCCCACGCCCGGCACCGGCGCCACCCTCATGGTGGACGCCATCGCCACCATCCTCACCGGCTCGGGCGCTGCCGTCATGACCGAGGGCCGCGACGAGGACGAGTGGCGCAAGCGGCTCACCGCCAAGCTGCGCCAGCTGCCGACCCTGCTGCTGATCGACAACCTCCGCCAGGAGCTCGACAGCTCCGCCCTCGCCGCGGCGCTGACCGCCCCCCTCTGGGAGGACCGCGTGCTCGGCGCCTCGGACATGGTCCGCCTGCCGGTGCGCTGCGCCTGGGTCGCCACCGGCAACAACCCGGCCGTCTCGCACGAGATCGCCCGCCGCCTCGTCCGCATCCGCCTCGACGCCCGAACCGACCAGCCCTGGCGGCGCGACGGCTTCCGCCATCCCGACCTGATGGGGTGGGTGCGCACGAACCGTGCGAGGCTGGTCTCCGCCTGCCTCACCCTCTGCCGCGCCTGGGTCGCCGCCGGCCGTCCGCGCGGGCGCCGGAGCATTGGCAGCTACGAAGCCTGGGCACAGACCATCGGCGGCGTGCTGGAGGTGGCCGGGCTCGAGGGCTTTCTCGGCAACCTGGACGAGACGATGACGGCGTCCGATGGCGAGGGGGCGACCTGGCGCAGCCTTGTCTCCGCCTGGTGGGATCGGTTCGGCAGTGCCGAGGTCGGCATCACAGACCTCTACGGCGTCGCCATCCAGGTCGAGCCACCCCTGCCGCTCGGACCCGGCAACGACCGCTCGCAGCGCATCCGGCTCGGCAAGGCCCTCAGCAAGCTGCGCGACCGCGTCTTCCGCATCGGCCAGCGCAGCCTCCATGTCGAGGCCGCAGGCACCTACCAGGGCGCCGGGCGGTGGCGGCTGAAGCCGTCCCAGGACGGAGGCACGGACGAACATCCACCACTTTCAGCGCGAGGTGCTGACCCCGTGAATGTTTGGCCCGCCGTGAATGTCGGTGAATGTGCGTCTGCCAACATTCACGGGCGAAACTCAGCGGAAAACCGAGGCTTCCTCGGGCCTCGTGAATGTCGTGAATGTTCTTCCCATGCCCACGCGTGCGCGCACGCGCGCGCGCCCATGAGGGAAGAGACGGAACAACATCCACCACATTCACGACATTCACCGGTCCCAGGCAATCCGCCGGTTTCCGCCGGTGAATGTGCCGGTGAGGGTCAAGCCGCACATCCACGGACATCCACCAGGCCCGTGACGGAGCCCACCTGGCTGGACGGGGTGCCGTGATGCGCCGTCCGAACAGCCGCGGGCCGCCCGAAGCGGATGCGCCTCACCCAGCCGGGCGGCGACGGCGAGTTCCGCCAAGGACCGCGCCACCGCCCTCACCACGACGATCCCCTCTCGGAGATCCCATGGCTCCTGCGACTTCCCCCATGCCCGCCACGCCGGCAAGCGGCCCGACCGTTGCCACGCCGCCGGCCCTCGCGCTCGACCGCCACGCCGTCCTCGCCCTCGACCTCGGCACCACCACCGGCTGGGCGCTGCGCCGCCGCGACGGTGGCATCACCTCCGGCACCGTGACCTTCAGGCCGAGCCGGTTCGAAGGCGGCGGCATGCGCTTCCTGCGCTTCCGCGGCTGGCTGGCTGAGGTCTCCGACCTCTCGGGCGGCTTGGCGCGTATTGCCTTCGAGGAGGTACGGGCCCACGCCGGCACGGACGCGGCGCATCTCTACGGCGGCTTCCTCGCCCACCTCGCCGCCTGGTGCGAGGAGCGCGGCATCGCCTATGAGGGCGTGCCGGTCGGCACGATCAGGCGCTTTGCCACCGGCAGGGGCAACGCCGACAAGGCGGCGATGGTCGCCGCCATGTGCGCCCGCGGCTTCACACCGGCCGACGACAACGAGGCCGATGCCATCGCCCTGCTGCTCTGGGCCACCGAATCCTCGGGAGGCCGGGCATGAGGCTCGCCGGTTCGCCGCGCCCGCCCCGGTCGTGTCTGGACCTGGCACGCAGCCCGGCCTCCGCGCTGGAGATCGACGCCCTGCGCGCCGCCGCCTGGCACCGGCACGGCGTCGCCGCCCTGTCGGTGGACGACATCGCCGACGCCTGGCTGCGCCAGGCCGTCACCAACGAAGCCAACCGGCGCTGGGGGCGGCGCGAGGGAAGGCATGCCCATGGCCGGTAAGCGCAAGGCCAGGCGGACCACGCCGCCGCGCGAGGACCTGTCGAAGCCCTCGCCATGGCGGCTGCAGCACGGCGGCTTCTCCGAGCCGGTCCGCGAGGCGGACCCCGAGACCGGCACGCCGGTGCAGCACCGCCGCGCTGTCGACACCCTCGGCCTGATGCTGGCCAACGGCACGATCACGCCGGAGATGCACGAGGCAGGCTGCATCTTCCGGACGCTGTTCCGAGCCGCTGCGCTGGATGGCATCGCCACCTCGCAGCTGATCCGACTGGCGGGCGCGACGAACGGCGACGTCTCGAACCGGCAGCTCGACGCGCGACGGCGCGTGGCTGAGGCGCTGGACGCGCTGGGCGGCCACGACAGCCCCGCCGGCTCCTGCGCCTGGTTCGTGATCGGGCTGGAGTTCTCGGTCCGCGAGTGGGCGATGCGCCAGGGCTGGGCGGGACGGACGGTGCATGGGCCCGTGGCGCAGGGCATCCTCGTCGCGGCCCTCGGCATGCTGGCGAAGCACTTCGGGCTGACGCCGCGGCAGCGGGCGGCGTGACGCGGCGCGGCCGGGGTGGCCCGCACCGCCCCGGTCGCACTGTTACAATTCACCCCGTGGCGGCGCCGAAATCAATGCGGCTAGACTCAGGACACGTAGAGAAGGTGCGTGAGCGCCGCGGCTCCTGAGCCGCAGCGTCGCCGCATCGAGACAGTGGCTCGCGAGCCGCAGGGTCCTTCCTGCGCCCGGCGTATGCGGGGGGCGGAAGCGCGCGACTTCGCTAGCGCCAGGCCGAAAACATGGTGCGCGGTTCGCACCACACGGCCCTGATCTCAATCGTTTAGCTGCGAACTGTGGCGGCGTGAGGCTCGCACCGGCCGCGCGCACGGTTCGCACCCACCCTGATCCCGGATGGCCCGATGACGCTCCCCTGGATGGCGGCGAAGATCCTGCTGCGCCCGGTGGCGGATCTGCGCGCCCACCGCGGCAATGCCCGGGTGCATGGTGCGGCGCAGCTCGAGCAGATCAAGGCCAGCATGCTGGCCTTCGGCTTCACCAACCCGCTGCTGGTGGATGAGGCCGGCGTGCTGATCGCCGGCCATGGCCGGCTCGAGGCGGCCATGGCGCTCGGCATCGAACGGGTGCCGGTGATCGTACTGCGCCACCTCTCGCCGGCGCAGAAGGACGCGCTCCGGCTCGCAGACAACCGCATTGCGGAGAACGCCACCTGGGACCAGGCGCTGCTGCGAGAGGCCCTGGCCGGTGTGCAGGCCGCCGCGGAGATCGACGTGGCCATGCTCGGCTTCTCGGCGGACGAGCTGACCGCAATCCTCGCGGCGGCGGATGCGGCCGTCGTTGATGGCGAAGCGCCCGAGGAGGCGGATCAGCCGGAGGCCGGCGGCGGTGGCGCGCCCGGCGCGGCGGAGATGGACGAGGCGCCGGCGGATGATCCCGCCGACGCCGAACCCGACGCCCCGCGCCAGGCCGTCACCCGCCCCGGCGATCTCTGGCTGCTCGGCGAGCATCGCCTGCTCTGCGGCGACAGCACCGACGCCGCCACCGTCGCCCGCGTCATGGGCGAGGACCGCGCGGCGCTGCTGTTCACCAGCCCGCCCTACGGCAACCAGCGCGACTACACCACCGGTGGCGTCTCCGACTGGGATGCCCTGATGCGGGGCGTGTTCCAGCATCTGCCGCTGATCCTGCGGGACGACGGCCAGGCGCTGGTGAACCTCGGCCTGATCCACCGCGACGGGGAGTGGCTGCCGTACTGGTCCGGCTGGCTCGACTGGATGCGTGCCCAGGGCTGGCGGCGGTTCGGCCTCTATGCCTGGGATCAGGGCCCGGGCCTGCCGGGGGATTGGAATGGCCGCCTCGCGCCGGCCTTCGAGCTGGTGTTCCACCTCAACCGCGAGGCGCGCCAGCCGAACAAGATCGTGCCCTGCAAGTGGGCCGGCACCCCGAACAAGGGCAGCGGCCTGCGCGCCGCCGACGGCGAGGTGAAGGCCTACACCCATATCGGCCTGCCGGTGCAGGAGAGCCGCATCCCGGATAGCGTGCTCCGCATCACCCGCCACAAGGGCCGGGGCATCGAGACCGAGCACCCGGCGGTCTTCCCGGTGGCGCTGCCCGAGTTCCTGGTGCGCGCTTACACGGACGAGGGCGAGGCGGTGTTCGAGCCCTTCGCCGGCTCCGGCACCACGCTCCTCGCCGGCCAGCGCACCGGGCGGCGGGTGCGGGCCGTCGAGCTCGCCCCAGCCTATGTCGACCTGGCCATCGCCCGCTGGCGCATGCTGCACCCTGATCTGCCCGTGACGCTGGCGGAGGACGGCCGGGACTACGACGCCGTCGCGGCGGCGCGCGCGGAGGCGCTGGCCGATGCGGCCTGAGCTTCAGGTCACCACCGTGGCGGTGGCGGCGCTGGTCCCCTACGCCGAGAACGCCCGCACCCACTCCGAGGCGCAGGTGGCGCAGATCGCCGCCTCGATCGCCGAGTTCGGCTTCGTCAACCCGGTGCTGGTCGACGCCGCCGGCGTGCTGGTGGCCGGCCACGGCCGGGTCATGGCCGCAAAGCGCCTCGGCATGGTGGCGGTGCCGGCGATCCGCCTTGCCCACCTGACCGAGGCGCAGGCCCGGGCCCTGCGCCTGGCCGACAACCAGATCGCGCTCAACTCCGGGTGGGACGAGGCGCTGCTCGCCGCCGAGATCGCCCGCATCCGCGACGAGGCGGCGGTCGACCTCGACGTGCTCGGCTTCACAGGGATGGAGCTCGACCGTCTGCTGGCCGCGGCGGATGCCGGGCTCGACGAGGACGGCGCCGACGACGCCCCGCCACCGCCCGCCCTGCCGGTCGCCCGCCCAGGCGACCTCTGGCGCTGCGGCGCGCACCGCCTGCTCTGCGGCGACGCCACGAAGCTGGCCGATGTGCAGCGCGCCCTCGGCGCCGATCGCCTCGCCGACATGGCCTTCACCGACCCACCCTACAACGTCGCTTACCGCGGCGGCACCGCGGCCAGGATGACCATCGCCAACGACGCGCTCGGCGAGGGCTTCCTCGACTTCCTCCGCCCGGCGCTGGCCAACCTGCTCTCGGTCACCAAGGGCGCCTGCTACGTCTGCATGTCCTCCTCGGAGTGGCCGACGCTGCACCGCGCCTGGCAGGAGGCCGGCGGCAAGTGGTCGAGCACCCTCATCTGGGCGAAGAACACCTTCGCGCTCGGCCGCGCCGACTACCACCAGCAGTTCGAGGCGATGCTCTACGGCTGGAAGGCCGGCGCGCAGCACTACTGGTGCGGCGCCCGCGACCAGGGCAACGTCTGGCACTTCGACAAGCCGGCCAGGAACGACCTGCATCCCACGATGAAGCCCGTCGCGCTGGTCGAGCGGGCGATCCGCAACAGCAGCAAGCAGCGCGACACCGTGCTCGACCCGTTCGGCGGCTCCGGGACGACCATGATCGCGGCGGAGCGGACCGGGCGGCGGGCGGCGCTGCTCGAGCTCGACCCGGCCTATGCCGATGTCATCGTCCGACGCTGGCAGGAGGCGACCGGCGAGGCCGCGGTGCTGGAGGGCGAGGACCGCACCTTCGGCGACATCGCGGCGGCGCGCGGCGCCGGCGATGCTGGGATGATCGAGAAAGCCCAATAAGAGCAATCATCTGACGCTGCATCTCGCTTGGCTCGGGCGCGGCACAGCGCGAATGGTCCGTCACGCGCAGGGGATCGCCCCCTGCACCGGGAGACGGAGCCGACGATGACCGACCGCGAAGCCCGCGCCGCCCGCAACCAGGAGCGCAGCCTGGTGGCCTTCCTGGCGAAGAAGGCCGAGTTCGACGCCCTGCTCGCGGAACTGCAGCAGGCCAGCGCGGACCACTTCGGGGCGGACCCGGAGGCGGTGCTCTGGGGCGAGACGGCCTGGCTCGCTGACGCCACGGCGAAGCTCAAGGAGATCGCCGACCAGCACTTCCGCCGGGGCGAATACGCCGGCTGACGCGGCGGGCTCCCGCACCGCCCCGACCGGCGCGAGCCGGCGGGGCTCGGGGTGGTGGCACCCGGCTGGTCGGGTGCCGGACCGAGGACCCCAAGGATGAAGCTCACCGACACCCAGCGCGCGATCCTCTCCGCCGCTGCGCAGCACCCCGAGCACCTGGCCTACCCGCCGGAGCGCCTGCCGGCCGCGGCGCGGCAGACGGTGGCGAAGGCGCTGCTCAAGGCCGACCTGGTGATCGCGGTGCACCGCCCCGCCTACGACGCGCACGCGCTCTGGACGGTCGAGGGCGACAGCGTCCTCCTGAAGATCACCGACGCCGGGCTGCGCGCCATCGGCGTCGACCCGAAGGACGCCGCACCGGCCACGGACGTTGCGCCGATGGGCGCGCTGGAGGCGCCCTCTCAGGACAACCCCGCCGGCGCAACCGGACCCGCCCAGGACGCGCCCGGGGCGCCGGACGACGCCACCCGCGCGGAGGACCTCGCCCTGCTCGACCAGGTCCTCGCGGCGGCCCGCCCCGCGCGGCGGGCCAGCCTGCGCGACGCCGCCACCGCGGTGCTCGCCGCCTGGGACGCCGCGGCCAACCGCGACACCGACATGATCGGCGCCCTCGACGGGCCGATGGCGCGCCTCCGCGCCGCCCTGGCTGGGAAGCCCGCCCGCATGCCGCGTGATGCGGACGCGCCGCGCAGGCCGCGCGAGGGCACCAAGCAGGAGCAGGTGCTCGCCATGCTCCGCCGTCCCGAGGGGGCGACGGTGGCGCAGATCGCCGAGGCGACCGGCTGGGCGCCGCACACGGTGCGGGGGTTCTTCGCCGGGCTGAAGAAGCGCCAGGGCATCGCGGTCGAGGCGCTGGAGCGGGTGCGTCAGGTCGGGCCCAACAAGGAGGGGGCCCGCGGCTCCTACACCGTGTATCGCATCGCCGGATGACGCCCCGCAGAACGGCTCAGGGCCCGCGGCGCGGCGGCGGGTCCTGATACTTCTCCCAGGGCTGCGGCCTGGGCTTCGGTGGGTCGAGCGCCATGAGCAGCTCCGACAGCTCCCATTTCTGGCGCTTCGCCGCCTTCAGCACATCGATCAGCACCTTTCGCGCGTCGTCCACGTAGAGCCGAACCACCCGCGGCGTGCCGACACCGCCATCCGCCATGGCCATCGCATACGCGGTCGCCATCACCATCTTCTCGGGATTCTTCGGCGACATCCCGCTGCTCCGCTGACGCCGCGGCGATGATGCACCGCGTGCCCCGTGAGGCGCACGCGGAATGCGCGGTGCCGCGCGATCACATGCGCCGGCGATCCTCCCGGCGCGCCGTCTGTCCAACCTGACGAGGCCCGCATCATCGTCGCGCGCGGCGGGAGGGCGCCGCCATGCCCGAGCTGACCCCATCGAACCGCGAGGCGGCCAGGCGCATCGGCATCAGCGAGACGGCGCTGCGCAAGGCCGAGGGCAGCGGCCGCATCGCCCGCGAGCCGGACGGCCGCTGGGACATCGACAAGACCCGCCGCCGTCTGGTCCAGACCGCCGACCCGCACCGCTCGCCGCTCGCGAATGGCGGCGGGGGCGCGGCCGGCCGCGACACGCCGTACGCCCGGCTCAAGGTCGCGCAACTCGCCCTCAAGGTCGAGGCGCAGCGCCTCGCGCTGGATGAGAACAAGCGCCGCCTGCTCGACGTCGCCGAGGCGAATGCCACGATCGACGAGATCGCCGGCGCGATGCGGGATGCGCTGCTGAACTGGCCCGCCCGCGTCTCCGGGCTGATCGCCGCCGAGCTCGGCGTCGACCCGCACCTGCTGCAGACCATCCTGCAGCAGCACGTCACCGACCTGCTCTCGGAGGCCGCCGATCGCTTCGACCCTCCAGGCCTCGGCGGCGCCAGCGGAGATCCGAACCCGCACGCGTGACCATGTGCGCCGGCGCGCGGGCAGCATGCTCCGCCCGCCGCCGCAGCTCACCGTCTCGCAGTGGGCCGAGCGGCACCGGATCCTGGGCAGCCGCGCCTCCTCGGAGCCGGGGCCCTGGCGGACCAGCCGGACCCCGTATCTGCGCGAAGTGATGGACGCGCTCTCGGCGGTGCACCCGGCGCGGCGGGTCGTGTTCATGAAGGGTGCCCAGGTCGGCGCCACCGAGAGCGGCAACTGCTGGCTCGGCTACATCCTGCACCACGTGCCGGCGCCGGTGCTGGCGGTGCAGCCCACCGTCGAGCTGGCCAAGCGGTTCTCGCGCCAGCGCATCGACCCGCTGCTGGAGGAGACCCCGGCCCTCAAGGAGCGCGTCGCCCCGGCCCGGGCGCGGGACAGCGGCAATACCCTGCTGTCGAAGGAATTCCCCGGCGGCATCCTGGTGCTGACCGGGGCGAACAGCGCGGTCGGGCTGCGCTCGATGACGGCGCGGTTCCTGTTCCTAGACGAGATCGACGCCTATCCCGGCGACGTGGAGGGCGAGGGCGACCCGATCGCGCTCGCCGAGGCCCGGGCCCGGACCTTCGGCTGGCGGCGCAAGGCTTTCCTGGTCTCGACCCCGACCATCGCCGGCCGCAGCCGGATCGAGCGGGAGTACCAGGCCTCCGACCAGCGGCGCTACTTCGTGCCCTGTCCCCACTGCCAGGAGACACAGTGGCTGAAGTTCGAGCGGCTCCGCTGGGAGAAGGGCGACCCGCGCTCGGTCCGCTACCACTGCGAGGCCTGCGACGAGGGGATCGAGGAGCACCACAAGACGGCCATGCTGGCCGGCGGCCAGTGGCGCCCGACCGCCACCGCCGAGAACCCGCACACGGTCGGCTTCCACATCTCGGCGCTCTACTCGCCGGTCGGCTGGCTGTCCTGGGAGCAGATCGCCCGCGACTGGGAGGCGGCGCAGGGGAAGCCCGAGGACCTGAAGACCTTCAAGAACACGGTGCTCGGCGAGACCTGGCAGGAGCAGGGCGAGGCGCCGGACTGGGAGCGGCTGGTCGAGCGGCGGGAGGACTTCCGCATGGGCATGGTGCCTGCCGGCGCGCTGGTGCTGACCGCGGGCGTGGACGTGCAGGACGACCGCCTCGAATGCGACGTCTGGGGCTGGGCGGAGGGGTTCTCCTCCTGGCTGGTGGACCACCTGGTCATCCCCGGCAGCCCGCGCGAGCGGGAGCCCTGGGACGCGCTGGCGACGCTGCTGGCCCGCGACTGGCCGCGCCAGGGCGGCGGCGCGATGCGCATCGCCAAAACCTGCGTCGACACCGGCGGGCGGGACACCGCGGCGGTCTACGGCCATCTCCGCCGACTGCGGGATCCGCGGGTCGCCCCAACCAAGGGTGTAGAGGGCTGGAACCGGGCGCAGCCGGTGCAGGGCCCGACGCCGGTGGACGCGCTGGTCGATGGCCGCAAGCTCCGCCGCGGCCTGAAGCTCTGGACCGTCTCGGTCTCCACCTGGAAGGCTGACCTTTATCGCCGGCTCTGGCTCGGCCGGGGCGATGCCGAGGAGTTCCCGCCCGGCTGGGTGCACCTGCCGCAGGGCGTTGAAGCCGAGTGGGTGAAGCAGCTCGTCGCCGAGCAGCTTCGCACGGTGAAGGATCGCCGCGGCTTCGCGCGGCAGGAATGGGCCAAGCTCAGGGAGAGGAACGAGGCGCTGGACTGCGCGGTGCTGGCTCGCGCCGCGCTCTGGCTGCTCGGCGCGGACCGCTACGGTGAACGCTTCTGGGCCAGGCTGCGCGAGGACATCGCGAATGCGCCCGTCACGCTCGCTGAGGCGCCCGTCGCTGGGTCACCGGCACCGGCTCCGGTCCTGCCCATGCGATCGGAACCCCTTCGCCCTCGCGCCTGGCTCGCCTCGCGCGGCGGCTGGCTGCGCTGATCCTGGAGACCGTCATGACCGCCATCGTCCCGGTGCGCACCACGATCGCCGCCGGCCAGGCGCTGAGCGCGCCGGTCGCCAGCGTCGGCTACGGCGTCTGCCTGCTGCTGCTGCCCGCCGCCTGGACCGACGCCCCGCTCACCCTGCAGGGCTCGCTCGACGAGGGCGAGCCCGCCGCCTGGGCCGACCTCCACGACCATCTCGGCAACGAGGTGGTGCTGACGGTCGCCGCCGGCCGCGCGCTCACCCTGCCGCCCACCCTGCTGCTCGGCTGGCGCTGGCTCCGGCTGCGCTCGGGCCTCGCCGCCGCGCCGGTGAACCAGGCCGCGGAGCGGCTCCTCACCCTCGGGATCCGGCCCCTCGCATGACCGCGCTGTTCCAGCACCACCTGCCGCCCGCGCCGGCGATGCTGCCGTATGCCTCGGGGCGCTTCTACGCCTCGCAGCACGCGCGCGCCGCCGGCGGCGCGGTGGCGATGGCGGCGAACCGGCTGTACTGCGTGCCCTACGTGCTGGCGCGGCCGGGGCTGTTCGCGGCCATGGCGGTGGGCGTGACCACCGGCGCCGCGGGCCTCCTGCGTATGGCGCTCGCCGCCGACAATGGCGCCGGCCGGCCGGGGGCGGTGATCGAGGAGCCGCTGGCGGACGCCGACACCTCCGTCGCTGGGAACGCGCTCTGCCCCTTCGCGCGGCCGCGCTGGATTTCGGCCGGCGTCTGGTGGCTGCTGCTGTGCTTCTCGGGGGCGCCCTCGGTGCGCGGCACCTCCACCCAGGCCTTCAGCGGCGGCAACACGCTGCTGCTCGGCTCCGCCGCGGCGGATGGCGGGGCCGGTGGCGGCACGACGGGCAGCGAGAACGGCTTCTTCGCGCCGCTGACGCACCAGGCCGGCGCGCCGATCATGCCGAACCCGCCCAGCGGGTTGTCCTACCTCGTCAACGCGGCGGCGCCGCTGCCGACGCTCCGGGCGGCGTGATGGACCCGGCCGTCCTGGCCTGGGCGCTGGCCCAGCCTCCGGGCAGCCGCGCGGCGGCGCTGGCCGCGGCCTACACCGGCGGTACCACGCGCGTGGCCTTCGACGGCCGCACGGTCGAGTACCGCAGCCTCGACGAGCTTGGCCGGGCGCTGGCCGCGCTGCATGGCGCCGAGAACAGCGCCGCGCGGCGGCCCTCGGTGACGCTGGCCAGCTTCGCGCGCGGGGGTGGCGCGTGATCGAGCGGATGACACGCCGCCTTCGAGATGCCTGGGCGGCGCTGCGCGGCTACGCCGCGGCGCAGGACCACCGCGCCTCCGCCTGGGCGCCCGCCGGCGGCAGCGCCAATGCCGAGGTCGGCATGGCCGCCGCCACGGTGGCGCGCCGTGCCCGCGACGCCGTGCGCAACGACCCCTACGCCAGCCGCATCGTCGACCTCTGGACCGGCAACGCGGTCGGCGCCGGGATCACCACGCGCTGGCCGGACGACGCGCATGGCCGCGCCTGGCAACGCTGGGCGGAGGGCACCGCGTGCGATGCCGAGGGACGGCTCGACCTCTACGGCCTGCAGGCGCTGGTGATGCGGGCGGTGGTCGAGAGCGGTGAGTGCTTCGTCCGCTTCCTGCTGGCGCCGCCGTCGCCCGCCAATCCGATCGGCCTGCGCCTGCAGGTGCTGGAGAGCGATCACCTCGACACGGCGCGCAACGGCATGGTGGACGGCACGCCGACCATCCAGGGCATCTTGGCGTTTGGCTGACCCCCTCGACCCGCGAGGCCGCCCGCCGCATCGGCATCACCGAGACGGCGCTGCGCAAGGCGGAGCAGACCAACCGCATCGCCCGCAAGCCGGACGGCCAGTGTGACATCGACAAGACCCGCCGACGCCTTACCGAAACCGCCGACCCTGCCCGCTCGCCCCTGGCGAACGGCGCTGAGGGCACACCGTTCGCCCGGCTGAAGGTCGCCCAGCTTGCCCTGAAGGTGGAGGCGCAGCGCCTCTCGCTGGATGAGACCAAGCGACGCCTGGTCGATGTCACCGAGGCCAATGCCGCGCTCGACGAGATCGGCAGCACCATGCGCGACGCGCCGCTGAACTGGCCTGCTCGCGTCTCCGGGCTGATCGCCGCCGAACTCGGCGTCGACCCGCATCTGCTGCAGACCATCCTGCAGCAGCATGTCACCGATCTGCTGACGGAGGCCGCCGATCGCTTCGACCCCGCAGGTGGCATCGGCGGAGGCCGCGGCGCGAACCCGTAACCATGCGCACCGCCGGGCCAGGGCGATGCTCCAGTCGCCGCCGCAGCTCAGCGTTCCCGCCTGGGCCGAGCAGCATCGGAACCTGAGCAGCCGCGGCTGCTCCGAGCTGGGCGCCTGGCGCACGGCGCGCGCCCCCTATCTGCGCGCCATCATGGACGCGCTCTCCGCGCCGCACCCGGCGCGGCGGGTGGTGTTCATGAATGGGGCGCAGACCGGCGGCACGGAGGCGGGCAACAACTTGCTCGGCTACATCCTGCACCATGTGCCGGCGCCGGTGCTGGCGGTGCAGCCGACCGTGGAGCTGGCAAAGCGCTTCTCGCGCCGGCGCATCGATCCGCTGCTGGAGGAGACGCTGGCACTGCGGGAGCGGGTGGCGCCCTTGCGGGCGCGCGACGGCGGTGCGCCGCGAGGCGGCCTGCTCAGCCGTCATGATGCCAGCGGCGACATAGTAACTCCGGCGTGA